GAGTTGGAAGAAATGGAAATAGCCATGTATAACGCAGTGGCTAAAGTAGCGAACCGATTATTCTCTAAAAGCAATGACTACACAATGGATACTGGAACTGATTGACAAAATCTCATCCCCACTGGATAAGGCAACCGAAGCGGCTGACGGCGCAACGGAAGCCGTGGACAAAGTGGATGGGGCGGTGGATAATCTGGGAAAAACGTCAGATACCGTTTCCGGGAAACTGGAACAGCTTGGAAAAGGAATGTTTCTGCTGAATCAGATAAAGGAAGCAGTAGATACGGTTCGGGGGTCTTTTAATGATGCGATTGAACCGGGTATCAGGTTTGAGACCGCTGTTGCAGAAATGTCGGGACTTACCAATATGCAAGGAAAAGAGTTGGATGTGTTGGCCATTAAAGCACGAAATACAGCAAAAGCATTCGGAACAGATGCCGCCAATTCAATGACAGTATACAAAGATTTACTGTCTAAAATCAGCCCTGAGTTAAAAAAGACACCAGACGCTCTTGAACTTATGTCAAATAATGTAATGACCCTTAGCAAAACGATGTCTAACGATGTTCCAGGCGCATCTATTGCTATGTCTACAGCTATGAATCAATTTAAAGTATCGTTAGATGATCCGATGAGAGCCGCACAGATTATGACAGATTACATGAATATAATGGTAGCCGGTTCTGTAGAGGGCTCAGCGGAAGTTCGTGAAGTAGCTGAAGCATTAAAACAAACAGGAAGTGTGGCAAAAACATTTGGTGTTTCTTTTGCTGAAACAAACTCTGCAATCCAGCTATTGGATAAGAATGGGAAAAAAGGTTCAGAGGGAGGAATTGCTTTGCGCAATACTATCGTAAAGTTACAGGCTCCTACAAGTGATGCTATTAAACAATTAAAAGCAGCAGGAGTAAGTATCGAAACCATGCAAAATCAGTCCTTTTCTTTAACTGACCGATTACGTGCTTTAATACCTGTTATGGATAATGCTACAGTTATGTCTGCTCTCTTTGGTGGTGAAAACCTGGCATCTGTCATGAATCTAATACAAGGCGTAGATCAAATGGATGCTTGGACAGAAGCTATACAAGGTTCTTCTGCTGCAACTGATATGGCAGCTACAAATATGGATACGTATGCCGAAAAGCAGAAACGTATGCAGGTTTTTATCGATGACCTGAAAATCAGTTTCTTTGAGTTTGTAGAACCTATTGCTCCAGCCATTCAATGGATTGGAACATTGGTCGGATTTATCGTGACTTTGGGAATTGTTGCTTGGTCAGTCGGTAATATAATGTCCTTGGCGGTGGTCAAATCATCCATTACCTGGGTAGCGAGTACGGCAAAAATGGTATTTGCAACGGTTACTTCCGCATCGGCCATGACGGCGGCTATTAATTCTATTCCTATTGTCGGGTGGATTGCGATGGCCGTTACGGCTATTGGCGCATTAGTCGCTTATCTCTGGGATAAGTTTGCCGAAGTGCGTGCCTTCTTCTATGGACTTTGGAATTTTGTTACAACACTATTTACCGAACTATATAATTTTCTGGTAAATGTGATGACGGCGATTCTCGACGTTATTAATCCTGCCAACTGGTTTGACGATGATTTCCATTTCAATGATGTATGGGATCGGCTTTCAAAGCAGGCCGTGGAAGGTGGTAAAAAGGTAGGAAGTGCGTTCTCCGACGGTTGGAAAGAAGGAATGGCGGACTTTGAAAAGTCTCAGTCAAACGGACAAAAGCCTGAGGAAGGTAAACTTATTCTAAAAACGCCCCTTGCTCCTGTAAACAAACCAACCGGTGGTGATGGTGGAGCCGGAGGCGCATCCGGTAACGGAAAGAATGTCGGTCTTGGGGGCAGTGGTGGAAACG